CTACCATGGGAAATAAATAATAAAATCAATGAAATGCAATGTCGTTAGACCGCCCGCAAAGGCGGTTTTTTTATGTCGAAATTTAGCTTTCGCCATATTTTCGCCATTAAGTTTCGCCATTAGCTTCCGTTTTTTTGAACGGAAAATGTACTTTCGCCATATAAATCCACCTCATTTCTTCCCTTCAAAATGAACCAATATCCCACTCCAAAACTCACGTTATTGTCCTCCAACGACCGGAACTGAATGCACTTTTCTGTCATATCGCGCAGTTTGTGTTACATTTTTATGTCCGGATATTGCTTGTTTTTCGGTAAGAGATCCGCTCAGGTCTGAGATGCCCTTAGCTTTTAGATCGTGAAATGTGAAATCAAAATCCAGCTCCGGAAATGTCTCTTTCGCTTTTTTCTTGGCTTTCATCCAGTGAGCATTGAATGCGTCCCGGGTATACCGTGATCCAGACTGCTGGTGGAGAAGAAAAATGCTCACCATCCCCTGATGCAAAGGTAAGTCTGCCGCCGCATCGACTGCTGCCCTCAGTCGTGGAGTCCAGGTCTTAATCTGGGCCACAGCTGTTTTGCTTTGTTGAATGAAAATGCCTTCTTCCATTAAGTGAGATTTCCGCAACTCAAGAATGTCCCCCTGGCGCGCGCAGCAAAGATATGCCAGTTCCATTGCTATCTGCACAAGAGGTGAGGCAATGCTGTACAGCGCTGCGTATTCACTGTTGGTGATATAGCGAGTTCTTGCATGCTCTCTGAACTGCTTGACGCCCTTGCATGGGTTCATTTTTACCTTGCCCCGCTCATAACCCCATCGAAAGACACGAGACATAAATGCTTTCTCACGATTGGCCTGGGTGCGGCTTTTGACCCCACGCTTATCCATGTACTTACGAACATGTTCTGGCTTGATGTTGTCCGGGTTCATTCGACCAAATACAGCGATAATTTTGCTGGCATATTTGGTGTAGTCTTTGCGTGTCTCAACGGCCAGTTCGTAAAAATCACCGGAACACATAAACTGATCACAAAGATGTTTGAATGACGTGTCGCTTTTTTGGTCGAGAATGAATTTTTCATATTCGACCCATACTTGCGCTCTGGTGAGAGTTGCATCGCACAGGCGGATAGTCCTCCCGTCCGGGGTACGAAACTCATATGCAGATTTTCCGCGTCGAACACGCTCAGGCATCCAGTTATCGTCAGGGTTTTTGCGTCGTCTTGGCATCACATGGCCTCAAAATCAGGTTCTTCAGGTTCATCTTTCTGCTGCAGATATCGGGTCGATACCGGGCTTTCCACGTGCCCCCACGTTGTAATGGGATAACCATCGCGACGAGTAACAAAATAAATGCCACTCTCGCGTAGTTTCTTGCACTGCTTCGATGGGAGCTGAAAACCTGTAAGCATTTCGATATCTTCGCGTGTCAGATAGCGCTGGTTTCGTTCGCTCATGTGTCAATCTCCGGATGTTGCCCGGCTGCACCCGGGCTGCAAGATTAGATATTGTCGCTGGTGGCCGGCAGCAGTTTCTGCCAGATAGCTGATACGTATTTAGCCTGATGAATGGCATCAGCAAGAGCGTTGTGGGCTACGCCATCAAACGGCAGGTCTCGCTTGGGATCGAACCCAATCTGTCTGCCCAGTAACACCATAGTGCGTACATCGCTGTCGCCGGAAAAATGCCATGGACAAACCAGGTCTGATCGCTCGTAACTGCGACGCAGGACCACGTTGTCAAAATTGGCTCCATTGCCCCAGACTTTGAGATATTTCGGGTTTTCGCAATTGCGGCTGATAAAGTTGCTGAAATCAATAAGCGCAGAGTTGATGTCCGGGGAGTCGTCACCACATATTGCGGCGCGTGCTTCCGGGGTCTGTCTGAGCCACCATCGTATGGTATCGCCCTCCGGAACGGCCCCCATTGCAAGGGCGCTTTCCAGCTTTATGGCGGTATAAAACTGTTCACCCATTTCACCCGATGCCGGATTGAAGAAGACACCGCCAATACTCACGACAGGTGCTTCAGGCTTCACGCCCATGGTTTCGAGATCAATCATTAAGTGGTTCATTGCTTATCCTTCTGTGATACTCAGTTCAGTAATAATGTGGTGACGATGGTGTGCCGGTTATCGCCCGGGCGGATCATAAACAGTACCTCTCCGAAACGTAGGGCATAATCACCATCCCGCTCCAGTCTGGCAACAGGTGCGCAATGCTTGCGGGGAAGGGTGTGCTGGTTAATATCGAACAACCATGCGCGATTAAGGTCGGAGATTAGATCGCCGACATCACCACCAATACGTTCTACATAGCGCGCAATGGCGTGACCACTGATGTAATAATGATGGTAGTGGACTCCGCCGGCAGCGGTGACCAGTGGTTCAGTGATATAAGCCGGAATAAACAGAGAGCGAGAACTGCATACCGCAGAAGGCCAGTTCATGATTTCACCTCCTGCTTCAGTGCTGCTGCAATCATCGCAGCCCAGCACAATCTCGCCCTGAATGCCGCCTGCTGACACCCGCTCATTGCCTTGTATTTTTCCCAATCCTCCTGATTACTAAAGAACGCATCAGGTTCAGATTCAAAACCTTCAATAACCATGCTTTCTGTTGGCTCGATTGGGACCAGTGCGTAACCATCGGGAATCACCGGAGAGTTACCTGCCTGGTTGTTACCCTCATTGATGAGGGAGACATCGACCTTTTCGCTGACTTCACCGGAATGGTTGAGCATGGCGGCCCGACATTGCTGCCATGTATGCCAAAGTGATTCTTTCCAGGCATAGTTATCATCGTCCGTTGCTTCAGGCGAACGATCAAACGAACAATCTGATGCGAACCAAGCCTCGAATAAATCGCGTAACTGTGCTTCATTCGGAAATACCGGCGCAGGTTGTGAACCGAGGTAGAATTCATGAACCCCATCAAGCAAAGCTTGAGAGCCAGCGATAGGAGCTGCTGAGTTAGGTTCAGGCCACCCACCCTTGAAAATTACGCTGACGACTGGCTCACCTGCCGCTTTACGGTATTGCTGAAGCTCGTATAACGCTCGCATCATTTCGCTATCTGATATGTCGTTGAATCCGTCGTTTTCATATTGAGCGATTAGCTCGCCAATAAGTTCGCCCGGTAGGTTATTATTCATCACCGTACAGATCCTCGTATTTAACAAATCCGCCAAAACACTGTAATTCCGCGCCAGCAATGAAATAACCAAGAGCCTCAGAGCGTTCGCTATCGCTTTTGAATGTCTCAAACGGATAGCGCTTGTAGAACTTGTTGATGAGGTTTGCAGGTTTCAGCTCTGGCACAACAGCTCTCCCCCCGCGCAGCTGCTCTTCCCAATCCTGCAGCGATTGCTCTGCATACTCACCGGACAGACCATCAGCAGGAGGGATGGGATCGTTTGCCAAGTCAGCTTTGGCATCCAAAATCATGCGCACCACGTCGCCAACTTCCGTCATCGGCTTATCGACAAATCCGTGATTGAAAGCGGCTGCAAGGCGGCTTGCAGCAAAGTTGATGCCCTCAGTGCGGCCTTTGGCTGTCACATCTGCTATAAAGCTCTCGGTCGCTGGCACTGCGGCAGTGATGATTTCCAGTGCCTGACTGTGGCTGATAGAGTTTTTCTGCTGCTCCGTCGCCCAGAGTTCGATTTCATGCATGTCGCTCAATTCCGGCACTTCCAGCCCAGGGCCATCGACAGTGCCTTCCAGCCAGGCGACCGCATCAGAAAGTCTTCCAGCCCGGATGTGCATTAGTGCGACGCTTATCCCCACCCAATATTTTTGCAGTACCCAGGACCGTGACAGTTCAGAGGCGGCTTTCGGCATCAGATACGCTGCCTCGGTGGCAAAAGCCCGTCGCTCTTCGCATGCCTGACGCGTAGCCGCCATGCTGGCATCAAGTCGTGTCGCCAGCTCCTTCATTAGCTCTGCCGTGGAAGCTGGCAGACCTTTTGCTGTTTCGTGACCACGCTTGATAAGTTCGTCAGTTTTCAGACGCATACACGCCCCTCCATCAGTTCGTTATAACGGTCCATAAACATGCGATATGCACGGTCAGGGCAGGCTGGTGTTATTTTTTCAGGCAAGGGTTCAACGCCTTCCAGAACAGGCCAGTGCGCACCATCATCACCCAGCACGTCACGGCGTTCAGTCGCCAGTATCACGATATCTGCCCGCTTAACGAGCTCCGACATTGTCGGTGGGAGCTTCCATTTGCAGCGAATGGCAGTATCGACAACCAGCTCAATTTTCCGGTAATCAGGGAGCAGGGCTTTCAGAGGGGAGGGGACATCACCGCAATAAGCTTCTGCCGCATCATGCATCAGGGCTTCAAGAGCGTAGCCCGGCGGCACAATATGGCTGCACAGGACAGAGTGCTGCGCCACGGTATAAATGGCAGCGGTGTGCCCACCAAAGCGTGGTATATGAGAAAGCCCCCACCAAATATCCTCTTCAATTAAATCGTCAGGTTTGAAATTCTGAAAATCAAAATGAGTACCAGAACGCGTCTGAATAAAGCCCATTAATTAACTCCCCACAAATAGCACACTGCACTGCGCTATATTTTTAGATATACGCATCCCTCGCCACCTGGCGATATAAGAAACGCTACGTTTATTCCCACAACAGAAAGCGCACTCCGGTAGTTTGAATTTAACGACGCCACCTCAAAAAATGATAAGGAGACGAGTGCGCTTTCTGTTGTGTGTTGTGACACCGGGTCGCGAACCCGCTTATTTCCCGCCGCTCTGTTTTGGTATTGGCAACCAGCTGCTGTTGCTCAGTCGATTTACGGGTCTTTGCGTCGACCGGCGCTGCAGTTCGCTTGAACACATCACAACTGGAAGCGCACTCCGTATATTTCCACTATCGTCACCCATGACTGATGAGGTGAAGTGCGCTTTCATGTTGCGTTTAAGCTATTAATGCGCCTGTCTTTTTACCACGTCAGGCTCGGTGGTATCCTTATGGGAGTTCAAACCAAGTAAGGAAATATAATGACATTCGACGAAAATGAACTTAATACTGCTTTAAACAAAATAATCATGATGTCCCTTGTTGCCACGCTTACCCCTGAGCAAAAAGGAAAATTTTCAGACATAGCTAATCACATGATGAAGAATTGTTGTTTTTGCAATGCAGATGATGATTCTGAGAAAGTTCGCGAGGAGCTTTACAAAGCCCTTCAAGAGCGATTCGCTGCCCACATTGATGCATCGTGCCCTTAGATCCTGAAAAAATACTAAATGGGTAGAGCCAGTCATTTTCCTTAGGGAGCTCAGTGGCTTGATCCATAGCATGGAGAAGTGAATAGTGCACGGCGGCCATGGTGCAATGGTTGCCGTTTCGCCATACGTCACCTGAAGTATCAATTTTGTCAGCTGCGTTCCAGCTCCAAACAACCACGCCGTTTCCATCCAGAACCTTAACACCCCAGGCTTTTTTCTGCGGCGCTTCGAAATCACGCGCACCAATGATGGTGTGAGCGATGCATTTAGCGATGTTTTCCGCAGTTTTTTCACCATCAAGTTTGGCTGCATTGGTGTCTTCAGAAAATAGCTCGACAAATGCAGCACTGATATTACGAGCCAGCCTTTTTGCTTGTGCGCTGTCATCATCCAGCAGGGCGTCACGCAATGCAGTTTGTAACGTGTGACCTGCTGCACGTTGGATATCTTCCGGTAAATCTTTAAATTCCATACATCCTCCATCTGACTGGCAGATCACACTGTGTGAGTGCTGCCTGTTCGCTGTTGATGAGACTAACTATGACTTGGGTAATATTGCTTGTCAATAGATTGGTTATGATTTTCTATGACATAGGGAATAAGTGATAGACTACGGACGATAAATTTTTTTTGTTACCCTACAGTCCAATCATGATCTACTATACATTTGTCCAGTGGTTTGATGTAAGTTTAGGAGTTCATATGGGTAGGGACCGTACTGTGTCTACGTGAAAGGTGAGCTATGAGTACTCTGTATAAGAGAGTCAAGGGAGGCGGTGGAGATTACGAGTCAACCACGGTGGATGACTCGTTTTTTACTTATTTACGCAATTTTCGAACGAGAATTTGTTCGGCTACCCCTGCAATGCATGATGGATCAGGCACCTCTGAAACGGGGATTCTTTCATCGTCTACCGCCAGAAATCCATGCCTGGAACCGCCCTCAAGAAATCGATAAGCCGATACATCTCCCTTAATGATGGTCACGATCAGATCATTATTGCCAGGGTGAATGGTAGGGTCGACAAGCACCACTGATCCCGCCGGAACCTGTGCAATTCCGGTGTTTTTCTTGATAATGTATGCCCTAAAGTGGTCGGGCACGTTTTCTGCCCATGTAACCACATCATCTGTTCTTCCATTTTCATCCCAGACATCAACCATGCGTGACATATCAAGCTTAGGATGTGGTGCGCCGATATCCCCATGCATCTGACCAGCGCCATTTATCAACCAGTCGGCACTTACTCCCAATGCGGCAGCAATCTTACCTGTAAATTTTGATGTTTCATTCTTCCCGGCAATGATCTTTGAGATAAGCGACTGGTTGACTCCAGCAAGCCTGGCTAGCTCGCTTTGTGATGTCATTCCTGTCGCCTCCATAGCATGGAGGAGTCGTTCGCGTAATGTTTTCATGACGTGAAAGTATTCCCCAAGTCATTGTTAGTCAAATTCCCCATGTGATTGACATTATTTATTACATGGGTCATAGTTCTTTGTGTCAGGTTATAGGAATAATTACATGAATAACGCCATTAAAAAGGCAATTTCAATAGCCGGTTCTCAGCAGGAACTGGCACGCAGGGTAGGCGTGGATCAGTCCGCAGTCAGTAAGTGGCTCGCTGGCGGAGGAATCAGGTCTCAGTACATTCCTGCAATCACATCTGCCACAAACGGCCAATTGAGCACTGAGGAAATCCTAGCCTCACTGCCTTCCTCCACCAAAACGCAAAAGCCTACAGCAGATCAGTACCAGGCATAACCACGGAAGAAGAGGTGACACAGTGGGAAGCAAACACTGGAAACATGAAATGCAGTCTCAGGCTTACATCGCCGCTGTTCGTAAGACGATCGCAGCGTTGCATGGAGGATACAACGAAGCCGCTGAGATTCTGGATATCAGCCGGGATGCTATCCACAACCGTCTGCGCTATGACGGTGATCAGATTTTACCACTGGAGTGGGCAATGGAACTGCAACGTGCGGCTGGCGTTACTTACATTGCCGATTACGTTTCCCGCGAAACCGATAACGGCATGCATGTACCAGGCATCGAGGTCAGCGGTGACAACGTTGAAATCAGCATGAAGCTTGCTGAAATGGTAGGAAAGCTTGGCGAGCTGGTTGACGCATACCGTCGCTTTGCGGAAGACGGGGTAATCACCCGTGAAGAGTGGGACAGCCTGACGGAGATTGCGTACCAGTTCAAGGTCACACTGATGCTGTTTCTGAACATTGTGTCATGGGTGTACTGCGAACCCGAATTACAGGTGCGCTTAGCGAGTTAAGCGCCTGTGCAGGGTATTTAACTGACTGAGCGCAACCAGGAGATTGACTAATGAATCTAACCATTTCCCATGCTGAAAATGGAGTGACCATACAGATCACCCCAATAACCTTATTGCTCGCTGAGGAGTTGCTGGTGTGCCTTGAAGGATGCGAATTTACTTCTTCCTTCGGCATCGACAGTGGTGTTGTTTCCTCTGCACCAGGCAAGGAACTCGGAAACTTCCGCCTCGACTTTGATGAGGCGGTTTCCTTGCCTCTCGAATTGCTTCACAAGCTTATCAGCTTGCTTTCGCCACCCAGTGTAGCTGGGGGAAAGAACGCCTGAATCGGTAAAAACCTTTTTATATTCATGATATTGCTCTGCGTCTTTAAACCAGAGAATACCCGTGGCTTGAACTTGCATTATGAACCTCCTTTGGTTCTTTGTTTGTGAGAAATCAAAGGGTAACGCCGAAGGGGGTTCGATCCCATCACAGGAGGTAAGTATGGGTAAGAGAAGGTTAATCACGATGTGGGAAGCAGAAAAGAGTGATGCCCGCGAGTGTGCAGCTCCGGGCATCGTGGCGTGTACATCTAGGTATGGAGAATGAACGCATGAACAGTGTAGCCAGAAACCTGAACACAGCGCAACTGAGTTTCAATAAAACGCTGTGTGGCCTCCGGTACGACCCAATGTACCGCGTGGGTGAAGAGAAGAAAACCACGGGCGTGCTTAGCCTGCTGTGGGAGACATTGAAATTAGTCCGGAGGGGCCACGTGGCCCGTCAAACAGACCTGAAATACCCGCAGATTGGAAGTCACTGGAAAGACCGACATGGCCACATCGTGGAAGTCACCGACACCGATTCCAATTTGCAGACGGTTCACTATCAGCGCATAGGATATGACTGGCGTTGCCGGACACCTATTTTTCTGTTCAGCAAGAAGTACCGGAAGGTGGAAGGATGAGCACAGCAACAAAAAGCCCCACCGTGCAGGGTGGGGCGGTAACTCAGGCTGCTGATAGTTTGATGAGGTCTAGGTGGATTTCACCGAAAGGCATGACAACCCCTGTACCGGTTCGCTCAACGATGCCGACTTCAATCAACCCGAGTATGTCGGCATGCACAGCTTTGAAGTCACGTCCAACGCGTCGTGAAACTTCACGCATGGTCATTTCCCCTGCGCCAGCCATTGCCTCGGCGATCTGCATTCTTTTTGGCGACAGCTTCTTCCAGAGCAGTTCTGCGCTGGGGAAGGTAATGGACTCGCCTTTATATTCAGTGGATGAGAAACCCTCTGACAACGCCTCACGCATGGCAAGGAACGGATCGCGACGGTCAACGCTGATTGTTAATGTACGCATGTTACCTCCTGCGGTGCTGCTGAACATCGGCCTGAAACTCATTGCAGAGCTGGTCGATGGTGATGAATGTCGTGGAGACTTCAGTATCTCCAATGTGCTTGTGATCGCCTTTTCCCGCCTCGTTATCGTACCGAATCACGCATTTGCCGTTTTCGATGTACGCCAGGCGATATTTGTAATCATGCTGGCTGGCCTTGACAGAGGGGTTAACAAGCCAGATGACGATCTCTATAAAACTTCCGTCGGGGAAGTGTTTTTTATCTCTGGTAATCAGTTTAGCGCTCATGATGGAGAATGCTACATCACTCTTTTAATGATGTCAAAAACTCCATCACCTATTGATCATCTGAATTCCGGGCGTTATAGTGCATGCGCTACCACATTGCTGGTGGTCGGGCGTGAGAACCCGGAATTGATTACTGAGCACAGCCGCGCTCTTGCGGTTTTTTTGTGTGCTATGCATTGCCACATTCGCATTACGGTGGGGCGTGCAGGGCAGCCTTCGGGCTGGCCGGGTTCGGTAGTCGCCGGTATTCTCACCCCTGTACGTCTCACCACCAGTCAGACCGTGAGAAGTCTCGGTGGTGAGTTTTCAGAACTGACTACCGAGGCTGCCATTATGGCTACTATCCCAGCCCCCCTGCGCTTCACATATATCTTCCGCGCCACCCGTCGTACCGACGGAACCACCTGCTTCCTGCACGACCAATCAAAAAACCAAAAATTTACAAATTGTGAACTCCAGGGTTATACTGCGCCAGCAGCGGCAAAATCCGTTGTCGGGATTGGCGTCCCGGAATTTACTAGAGCGCACGACCGCGCTTATGCGGTTTTTTTGTGCGCAATGCATCGTCACACCGAAATTATGGTGGGGCGTGCAGGGGCTTCTTCGGAAGCGCCGGGTTCTCTGGTAACCGGTTACGCCAACCCTGTACGTCTCACCACCCCTGAGATTGGCGTCTTACGTGGTGAGTTAAAAACACTTACCAGTGAGGTAGCCGCTATGGCTTCGACCCCAGCCCCTTTACGTTTCACGTATATCTTCCGTGCCACCCGTCGCACCGACGGAACCACTTGCTTCCTGCACGCCAAAGCCAACACAGAGCGTCAGGCGCGTCGTCAGCATGAGCACTTCTACGAACTGAAACTGATGAGCCGCAGCAGCAATCGCTGCCCACGCAACATCATTTTTTACGGGGAGGTGACAGCATGATCACTTCAACCCCAAAACAAACTTTCATCTGGCTGATTGGTGCTGTTCGACGCGACAGCGACATTCGCACAGCCAAAATTCACCACATCACAGCGGAGACGGAGCGAGAAGCTCGCCGCCAGCTGGTGCGTGACCATGTATGTTTCTTTGCCGGACGCCTTCCGGTTAACGGAGGGGCGCTATGAGCAGCAAACTTCACGGTCTTGTCTGGGAAGGGTGTGCATATGCTGGCCTTATTCTTTCTCGCGTAGCAGTAATGGCTCGCCTGGCGGACTACAGTAATGATGAGGGGTTGTCATGGCCCGCAGTGGAAACCATCCAGCGCCAGATCGGAGCCAAGAGCAAAAATACCGTTTCCGCTGCGATAGATGAACTGGAGAAGGGCGGCTGGCTCGTTAAGGAAGAGCGCAAGGCTGGCGGGCGCAATCTGAGTAACCTCTACCACCTGAATGTCGAGAAGATTGAATCGGCAGCCGCTGCCGCTCGTGCAGCTTACAAACCAAAGAAACGTGGTAGCCGGGTTAAGCCCCCAATAATTGACCCCTCAACAAATAACCCCTCAAATATTGACCCGTCAAAATTTGACCCATCAACGGTTGAGAAAGCCAGGGAATTTAACCCCCCAATCATTGACCCCGATCCGTCAGTAAATTCAAAACAAGATCCGTCAGTAGATTCAAAACCCATTTGTCCGGTTGCGCCGCAACCCGACCCAGAGGTGTTACTCACCGACAATGCGATTTTGGTTCTGACTCACCTGAACCTGGTCAGCGGATCCCGGTACCAGAAATCAAAATCATCACTTGAGAATATCCGGGCTCGGCTGCGTGAAGGCTACAGCGTTTGCGACCTGAAACTGGTTATCGACCTGAAGCACGAGCACTGGAGCGGCAATGACAAGATGTATCGGTACATGCGGCCAGAAACCCTGTTCGGCCCGAAAAAATTTGAAGGCTACCTGAATGACGCCGTGCGCTGGGAAGGAGAGGGCAAGCGGCAACTCGGGAGGGTGGGAGATCAAAACTTCAAAGCCAGCTACGACAACGTGGATTACAGCACCGTCCCGGAGGGCTTCCGCTCATGAAACCCACCCTGACCGTCGTCCCGAAGCATGATTGCGTTATCAGCCTGCGCAAACTGCGTATCCGGAAGTGGCGCAAATACTGGCGGGACAATGCGTTTGCCCGGACGTTACTTCGCCGCCGCGGCTGTAACATTTTCAACATTGAGCACGATTACCACCTGGTAAAACTTTTCGTCCGGACTGAACAGAAGCGAGGCGCACTATGAAACCGAAATTCACTGTCACACCACCAGACGCGCCCGCGCTGACACCGGAACAGCTTCGCCAGCAGGCCAGTGACATGCTGAAACGCGCCGAACAGCTGGAACGCAGTGGCGAGACCAAAGACACGCTGAAAAAAGCGATGGTCCCGGCGCTACGTGATTTGATGCAGGCCAAACACCGCACGCAGAAGGCCGTGGATGAGCTGGTGGACAGCGTGGCTGACCTTGAAGGCCGGGTCACACAGGTAGAGCGCATTGTCGGGGAGGTGCTGTCATGAAATTCCGCGAACTCGTCCTGTCGCACATCGTCGCTAATCCGGGCTGTACGTCAGGCGATATTCACCAGCGCTTCCTGACTTACTCCGTGAGCAGCATCAAACGATGTATCCGGGAGCTGAATGAGGAAAAACGCATCTGGCGTGAGAAAGCAGGCAATGAATACCGCTATGCAGTTGTCGGCGCTGAAATGCCAAAAAGTATGTTGACGAAGAACGAAGAGAAAATCAAGAAACTGGATGCAAAGCTACGCCACTTACTGGATATGGGCTTCAATCGCCGCGCGGGGACATTGTGCCTTGAGCTCATCGATTTATCCCGCACCGACGGGCAGCGCCAGTACTACACTTCACTCCGTTCACAATGTCTGCGCCACCGTACCTTCCAGGAGGGAGTATGACCGCATACACCAGTGCCATTGAAGTCATGAAATCCGAACAGCAGCATTATCTTCGTGATATTGGCGACCAGTGGCGCACTCCGGATTTGCTCTGGTGGGGCATCAATGACTACTTCGGTCCGTTCACCCTGGATTTGTTCACTGATGGTCAGAACAGCAAATGCGCGGCGTTCTACACCGCCGAAGATAATGCTCTGACGCAGGACTGGTCATCCCGCCTGTCAGAACTGGGTGGTGCTGCCTACGCCAACCCACCTTACAGCCGCGCCCAACAGCATGACGGACAAAACATCACCGGCATGACGCACATCATCGATCACACCATGGCGATGCGTGAGCGCGGTGGTCGCTACGTCTACCTCATCAAAGCAGCAACCAGTGAAAGCTGGTGGCCAGAAGGCGCAGATCATATTGCTTTCATCCGTGGTCGCGTAGGTTTTGATGTACCCGAATGGTTTATTCCGGCCGACGAGAAGCAAAAGCCGTCAGGCGCATCTTTCTCTGGTGCCATTGTTGTTTTCGATAAGTCGTGGTCGGGCCCGCAAATGAGTTATGTCCGACGTGAGGATCTGGAAGCGAAGGGAAGCATTTATATGGCGCAGATAGCGCGTGCCGTTAAAAAGCTGGCGGGTGCAGCCGCCTAACCTGAGAGGTATCGCATGAATCAGTCAATGAAAGCAGTACAGGCAATGCCGGGTCACAGTGCAGTGCTGACTCGTGGAGAAATCACCATATCCAGCCGGGAAATCGCTGAACTGGTTAACAGTAAGCACGGGGATGTAAAGCGTTCGGCTGAGCGTTTATTTGCTGCTGGAATTTTAACCGCGCCGTTGGCGCAGTTCGATTTTGAGCATAACGGCAATGTCTACCAGGAGTACCATTTTAACAAACGCGACTCTCTGGTTATTGTCGCCAGGCTGTCTCCGGAATTCACTGCGGCAGTTGTCGATCGCTGGCAGGAGCTCGAAGCAGCACAGTTACCTTCGATACCACGATCTTTTGCAGAAGCACTGCGTATTGCCGCCGATCTGGAAGAAGAGAAACAGCGCCTGGCTGACGAGCTGACCGCCGCCGCGCCAAAAATTGAATTTGTGGATCGATACTGTACCGCCAGCGGCTCAATGTCATTTCGTCAGGTCGCAAAGCTGCTGAACGCGAAAGAGACTGAGCTTCGCCTGTTTCTGATCGAGAATGACATCATGTACCGTCTCGGTGGAACACTGACACCGATGGCGCAGCACATCGATGCCGGGCGCTTTGAGGTGAAAACCGGTACCTCAGTCACTTCCAATCATGCATTCAGTCAGGCTCGCTTCACGGCGAAAGGTGTCCGGTGGATTGGCGGCCTGTGGGTTGAACACCTGACCAAAAGAGGTTTGCAGTGAGAGCATTGCTGACCCCTGAGGTGGCCCCGAAAAGCGGTGTTGTACTGTTTCGACCGGGCAGGGAGCTTATGGCGCTGTTCCGTCAGGGACGGGTGCTGGTAGAAAACGAACCGGACGCGCTGAAAGATATGCCGTCGGGTGGCGTACCTGCTGCATATCAGCCACTGGCAGAAGATGAATTTATGCGAACGGTCTTCGAAAACCCTGACGTCATCCAGCGGGCGGGTGGGTTGCCGGCGCTCGATAACTGGCTGCTCAAAACGCGGACCTGCCAGTGGCCCCATGCGAGCTGGCACGACGGTAACATGACTATTCTGCGCCACGAGCCCGGAGCCATTCGTCTGTGCTGGAGCTGCGACAATGAACTTCGGGAGCACTGTACTGAACAACTGGCGGGTATCGCCCGCACCAACCTTATTGCATGGCTTATCGATACCGTGCGTTCCAGCCTGCGCTTTGATGAATCTCACGTTCTGACATTGCCGGAACTCTGCTGGTGGATGGTGCAGCACAACCTGGCAGAGGCTATCCCGGAAGAAATCGCCCGCCGTGCGCTCCAGCTGCCTGAGGAGATTCACCGACCGGTGATGCGCGAGTGTGACATTTCGCCCTCAGTCCCGGCTAAAGAGCTGGTGGCTAAGAAGGTCTCACCATTGATCATTCTGGAGGTCGATCCGGAAACCCCTGAATCCTTCATGCGCAAACCGAAGCGGCGACGCTGGGTCTGTGAGAAATACACCCGTTGGGTCAAGAAGCAGCCCTGCATGTGTTGTCAGCAGCAGGCAGACGACCCACACCATATCATCGGCTATGGTCTGGGCGGAATGGGCACCAAAGCCCACGATATATTTACGATCCCTCTGTGCAGGAGGCATCACGACGAGCTGCATCATGATGTGGCTTCGTTTGAGTGCAGGTACGGCTCACAGCTGGAACTGTTATTTCGATTTGTCGATCGTGCAATAGCGATGGGCGTACTGGCGTAAGAGGTGGGAAGAATGCGTGAACAGCAACTGGAATACATCAGAGAAACCATCAGTCTGGCGCTGGCAAATTTACAACGTAGCGGGAAAGGGCAACTGGCAGCCTTTGAGGATTCACCACTGGCGAGAACAAATCGCTATAACCGCAAGCGGCATCGCACCGTAGAGCTTGATAACCGTAAGGTATGTGCGCTGACAGATCCGCTCCCATGCTCAGAAACCCGAAACAGAAAAAATTCACCCCCGCTTATCGAGCCAGTAATATTTGCTACAGCCTCATGGCGCAGAGCGGTGCTGGCGCAGGAAGATCACTGCAAAGCCTGGTTGCTCTGGTGCTACGCTCACGACCTGAACTTTGAACACCAGGTCGCAATCGTTCGTTGGGTATGGACGGAATTTGAGCGTAAAGCCAAGGGGAAGAGGATCGCCATAAAAACAATGGAGCGCCTTCGTCAATTGGTATGGCTGGCGGCGCAGGATGTCAAAGCCATGTTGCTTGGTTTTCCGCTATACGAGCAGCAGGAGTTGGCACGATTGGTTGGTGTAGACAAAAAGAACTGGTCAAAAAATTATGCCGACTACTGGTTGCGCATGACTTCCGCAATTTTCGAGTTGGATCGTAACTCTCTCATTGGATCAGAAGTGACGAGATCGCAGCAAAAGGAAGCAAGTTTTAATCATTATTTGCAAAAGTAGACTGAAAAGGCTATATTTCATGTGAATTTGATATCGTGCCACAGTTATAAGAACCTCGCTTCGGCGGGGTTTTTTATTGTCCGAAACTCACCACCAGCGCATTAGTTGCGCTATCAGTCGCCAATACACCGTTTCATCTTGCTGCCGTTCCGAACCAGAGTTATCTGTATGCCAACGGAAACGAAATCGAGTCGCTCGCTGACAGCTAACGGCTCACAACATGAGCTGAATAATTAGAGTATTTGGCTCACAACCTCAAGCCTCGGCATCCGCCGGGGCTTTTTTGTATCCGCGCCACGCTCGGCGCATTCAACCGCAGAGTCTTTCAGGGTGAGCCTTAGCAGTGGGTCAGTGTGACTACATCTGCGGGCTGATCCACTCTGAGCGTAAGGCTCACCACTAAAGGAAAGTCACTATGTTTGGTTTTGGCAAAAAAGCACGTAAAGCAGTTACTGAGATGAAGAAGATGGATCGGCGCGATGATGCAGAAGCGGTAATGTGGATCGGTTACGGCATTGCTTTCGCCGATGGCACCTGTGAACAGGCTGAAATCGAAGTGCTGGATAAGACCGTCCAGGCACTGCCGTTCCTGTCTCCGTTTGCGGGCGATCTGGCCGCCATGGCATCCACTGTTCGCCAGAGCTACGAAGCCTCTTCCCGTCGTGCGCACAATGAATGCCTGCGTCAGTTGGCTGATATCGCCGGTACTGAGTTTGCGGGAGATGTGCTGTGTATTGCCATCGATATCGCAGAGAAGTGTGGCGGCATTGGTGAGGAAGAGATGGCCCGTCTGAAGGATTATGCCCAGGCACTGCAGCAGCCGCTGGATAAATTCCTGTGAGGCAATTCATCCTCTGTCTGGTTGTCGTCGCTCTGCTGCTAGTGTTTGCGTTGCATTTTACATCAATGCTGGTGGATATCATCCTCGTCGCGTCGGCGATCGCTATCAGTTGCCTTTGGGCGTACTGGGTATCACGAAAAAAGGATGAGCCATGAACGATCAGGCAAATAAAATCTTGGTAGAACTGCTACAGAAAGCCACCAACGGCATTGATGCAGCGGTTTCATTCAGTCAGGCGCAGATCCCTGATGTGGTACATCAGTTGCTGGTGTGGAGTTTCGTGCACAGTTTTATCCTGACGGTATTGGTTCTGGCTTCCATTTTTCCGGTAATGTGGTTTATCAGAATACAGCTACGCAAAGTGGAAATCGGCAAATTCACCGATGAAGGCTATTCATGGGATAGGGGTAAGCCAAAGTTTTCGCCCACTTTAATCTGGAACAGTAGAGGTGGATTCAGCGAGGCAATGCTCCCCTTATCGGCTTGCACGATTGGTTATGTGTTCCTACTGGTAGAGGTCTTAACCAACGCAACGTGGCTGAAAATCTGGCTGGCCCCAAAGTTGTACCTGCTGGAATACGCAACAAGTCTGGTGAAATAGCCGGGCCACCAGCATTACTGAGAAGCCGGCGCGAGCCGGTTTTTTTACATCTGTAGTTCACTGCGCACCGCAGCGCATTCAATAACACCGAACCAAACCCTTTGAAATGAGCCTTTGAGGAAGTCAGTCAGTGCTGGCGAGCCTCGGTGGGCTGGTTTCCTGTGCGGCAAAGGTTCATTTCAAAGTAAGGCAAACGCTATGAAATCTGATCTGACATTTAACGGGCATGCCATCACAAGCTATGACAATGGCGATGCACGTATCTGGTTTACAACTGAAATGCTGGCTGAATTGTTGGGTTACGCCAATGCGCGGAAGGTATCCAATATCTTCAACCGCCACAAGGATGAATTCACTGAGAGTATGACCACTTTGACCAAAGTGAGGAAGTGTAATGAAAACAGTGAATTACAATTCACTCAACACCGTCTGTTTTCCCCACGCGGCGCTCACCTCATCGGCATGGTCTCTCGGACCAAGGTGGCCAAAGAGCTTCGCATCTGGCTACTTGATCTGGTTGAGCGCGAGTCTGGTGTGCAGATCGCACCACTGGAAGCCAATAGCCTTATTCAGATGACCGGGCAGCAAATCCATGACCGGATTTCCACGTTCGACAAGCTCTCCTTTAAGCATCGAGGTCAAAAAGGCAGCGGACTGATGGCGCAGCGAAAGCGCGACCTGAAGAAGGTGAAAGAAGCAACAATGCTGGCTTTACAGTTGACGCAATTCCACATCCCGGACCTGGGTGATTTCCCGGAAGGGGCGGAGAAGTGAAAGATGTTGCTCACAGTGAGTTTTTTGCGTATCGCCTCGCTGAGGCCTATATGTACCACGCATTTTCATTGCATCGTCGACCTGTTTATCGCCACGAAAATGGTGATATCGCGATCAATACGCATTTCATTGTCGGATTGATTGAGGGCCACCTTGCTGTTCGTATGGATCCCGAGCGACGCGCATCTTTCTATAGCAGGCTGATGATTCCGATACACGAGACACTCTCCCGCGATAACAGAGACCGGGGTATTTTCGTTTCTGCTGGTGTGGTTCCTGAATTAACCCGCAGGGGGATTCGCTACCTGAATTCAATGATGCACACCTATGGCGACATGATTGCCGATGTTGGGGTAATCGATGCATCGGGTAAGTTCACCCTGCCGGAGAAATATGACCATGAGCCCGTCAGACTTCATTCTTGATAACGTCAAAAAAGAGCTGCTGAAGCTGGGCTACGAAGAGAATGTCGCGCTGTCTGGTGCTGATATGGCGCTGGATCACTACCGACGTTGCTCGCAGGCCAGCATCAAGGGGCGGATCTTCGATGACTGCCTTTATATAGCAAAAGCCTGGGCTAAGAAGCTTCAGGTGAAGTAACCGTAATGATTTCACATCCCACCTCGCATCGCGGGGTTTTCTTTTATATGGAGTTTATATGTCTTTTAAATTTGCTTTAAACCAGTTGGTCGAGATTGCCGTCAGCGGTGAGTTTGGCTGCGTAAAGGTGCGTGCAGAGTATGCCAACCAGCAGGAAAATGGTTATTTCGTGCATTACAAAGCAGCTGATGGCTGTGCAACCAACAAATGGTTCGATGAAAGCGATCTGGTGATGGTTGAAGCAGAAGAAAGTCCGGGCCAGCCTGTCTACGGAATCACTGAATTGCCGAAAGGCGCAGCGACTCTGTAAGCGTGCTTACCATGCGTCCTGTGGGGCGCATTAATAAGTGTGTTACTAACTGAGGCTGATATGAAGAACGTTTTGCTGTGGTTGGGCTGGTGGCTGATTCCTGCCGCTGTTGGTTATGGTCATTTTTATTCTGTGCCATGGATGTTTAATGTCGGTCTGGCGGGATGCGTGATCCTGATGCTTTTGTCGCTATTCGCAGCCAGTTGTCTGCTGTCGGCAACCGTCATTCCGGGCGCAGCGCCATCAACGAAAGAGATAAAGGCGATACGAGAAGGCTGGACCCGTAAAAGAAGGGCGTACAGCCTCGTGCAGCTTGCAGTGATGGTTGTGCTTTTTGCCAGTGCAGGCTTTGTGTTCACCGCTGTGGCCTATTTTGTGGTGACGATGATCTCCTGGCTGTCTGTGCACCTGCTTTCATCCACGGTGAAGCACCGACAGTCATCCCATTTTATATAAAATCCTGAAATTTCAGTTGTCCATTACCTTAAGTAGCATAAACGATCTGTTTGTGCGCCTACTGGTGTCGAGACTCTTCGAGGTTGTATTTTCTTCCGTAGCATAAAATGCTGAATCAAAGGCCCCAAACCGGAGCCTTTTGGCTGGAGCTAGCTGTTTAACTCATGCCGCGCAGCTTCTGCCAGAAAATGACTGCGATCGCGATATGAACTGTTCCCTTTGACGGCATTATCGATGCGCTGAATTAGCGTGTCAGGTAGTGAGATATTGATCCGCTGTGGTTTACCGTCGAATGCTGACAAATCGACTTCGACCATAAACCAGCTGTCATAGTCTTTGTATTCCGGGTTCGCGGCATAAACCATATAGCCCGCGTCCTGAATATCTTCAGCTGCGACTTTGTTCTCCTGAACCATATCTTCGACCACCATCAGAATGGCCTCTTTCACCATTGGCGCGATCTGGTCCTGAGTATCAGCGGCGGAGAAGCAGCCGTAATCGTAAGCTGAAAACGCAGGAACAATCATACCGTAGGCGGTGTTTTCATCTTTTGGCGTCTCGACGCCCACTGAAAAGAACATATCAACCTCCAGAGGTGGCGGGGATCAGATCCCCGCCGTTTTCTTGATGGACTTGATGGTGCCAATCGGTAGGTTGCCTTTGGGGTGTGGGACCGGGAATGTTTTCCCGGTTATCGGCGACCACCATATCTGGTGACTGCCTTTCCCTTGCCTCTTGAGCTCGCATCCGGCGGCTATCAATTCCTTAATCAGGTCAGTCGATTTCATGTTTCCTCCTGGCCTGAAAATCATTATACACACGAATACACATAATGAAAGTGATTGTGTGTGTTCGTGTGTTCAATATTAAATTTTGGACTATTTCTATGGAAGTCACAATTAACGGTGTTCAGTTTGCTCCCGCTGGTGGCATATCTGGCAGGATCGGCATCGCAATCTCCACCCATAACAGGGCGAAGGTATTAAAAAGCGCGCTTGAGCAGCATCTGAAGCACTTGCCTGCTGGCGCGCTGGTGGTGGTCGTTGACGACGGATCAAAGCCTGTTGCTGTCGTCCCGGATGGTGTGCAGCTGGTTCGTCATGATCAGTCGCTGGGAATTGTAGCCGCGAAGAACGCCAGTCTGTTGGCGCTGATGGATGCCGGTTGCGAGCATCTGTTCTTGTGGGACGATGATGCCTGGCCGCTGGTGGGTGGATGGCACTTGCCCTACATCGAATCCCCTGAGCCGCATCTTGCGTATCAGTTCCTTGATCTGGCTGGCCCGAAAAAACTCAAAGACATTAGCGTGCTGCACCGGGATGAGCGCCATATTGCGTACACCGGGCAGCGTGGTGTCATGTTGTATTACCACCGTAGCGCCATTGAAAAGGTCGGTGGTTTCGACCCGATATACGGGCGCGGCATGTATGAGCATGGCGATCTGGCGCTGCGTATCCACAATGCCGGGCTGACGACGTGGGCCTTTGCAGATGTGGTCGGCTCAGAGACGTTGATCTACTCCCTCGATGAACATGAGGCCGTAGAGCGCTCTGTTCCGCAACCCGCCCGTATTCAACAGGTGAAGTGTAACGCAGGTATCTATAACCAGCGACGCGAGAGTGGCTACACCGGTTATGCCGATTATCGCCCGCGTAAAAATCTGGTGCTGACCACGTTACTGACCAGCCAAATGGACCCACAGCGCGGCGTGTATATGAAAGCCGAACCGTCAGTGTTGTCTGCCTGGTCACATTCCATCAAAGGTGCTGATGCGGTCGTGCTGGCTGACCGGCTTACCGATGCTCCGGCTGGCTGTCAGTTGGTGCGAGTGCCTGATGTGGCGATGAACGTCTATTTCCGTCGCTGGCTGCACATTTATCATTATTTGCGTGAGCATCCAGAATACACGCATGTCTGGTGTACCGACGGCACGGATGTCGAAATGCTGCGCGAACCGTGGCATGACATGGAGCCGGGCAGGGTATACGTCGGCTCTGAGCATACGCTGTACAGCGATGCCTGGGCAGCAAAATCACACCCCGAAACGCTCTATCAGTACTTCATAGCTGCGCATGGCCATGAGGTGATGCTCAACGCCGGGCTGCTGGGTGGCGGTCGTGAGGATGTGATGGCATTTGCCCATGGCATTGTGCGCCTCTACTACCGTATCGAGAGCTACCGATTCTGGAAGATGGAGCAGAGCGCTGCCGCTGTCGGCGATATGCTGGCCTTTGGCATCGTGGCGAAATCGTTTGGCGGGCGCATCGTGACCGGGCCACAGGTGCACACAGTGTTTAAATCCGGTGGGATCGGAAAGGAGCTGGCATGGTGGAAACATAAATAGCCAAAAAAAAATCAATCAAGGTCGCTCAGGCGGCCTTTTTTATTACCTGTAATCTGGAGATTTCTATGGCTGGGATATGTTCGATATCTGGATGTGATAAGTCAGCTAAGTGCAGATCTCTTTGTCAACGTCACTACGATAGGAAAAGGCGTGGCGGCGAAAATCTCCCTGCCAGAAAAGTATCAATCAATGCTGACGAGGCGATAAGAAACCGAACAATCAACATTGATGGTTGCACGATCTGGACTGGGCATATAAATGCGAATGGTTATGGGCACATTAATGTAAACGGTACAGTTGTGCGAGCTCACAGATATGTTTGGGAAAGAACTTACGGCCCAATCCCTGATGGAATGATTATTGATCATCAGTGTCATAATCGTGCTTGTTTAAATGTCGCTCACTTACGCCTGGCGACTAACCATGAAAACCAAAGCAATAGGTCTGGCGCTAACAGAAATAGCAGTACGGGACTGAGAAATATTTGCCTTAAAAGGGGGAAATATCAGGTAAGAGTCCATTATCAAGGGAAAACTCATCACGGCGGAGTTTTTGAGGATGTCGCAGATGCAGTTGTGGCTGCCGAAAAGTTGCGTGCAAAATTGTTCGGTAATTTCAGGGGGCTTTCTTGAAAATCATCATCGTGTCCCACCATTCTCGAAGAGAAATAGCGCAGCAGCTTTATTCGTCTATTAACGCGGATCATATGTTAGTTGACGAGATCGGTGTTGGTGCAAATGAAATGCACCGCCGGGCAATAGAGTGGGCCGCTGGGCAGGATGAGCGAGTGATCGTGATGGAAGATGATGCAATTCCGGTTGCTGGGTTTGCGGAGTTAGCACAGCCATGGCTGGACCGCTTTCCTGAACACCTTTGCTCGTTTTACCTCGGCACAGGCCGCCCGCCTCAGTACCAGCAGCAGATAGCACAGAAGCTTATCGATGCTGATAAACATCACGCTGACTACATCACGATGCCGCGCCTCATTCATGGCGTGTGTTACAGCGTCCCGCAGGCGCATCTGGCGAACGTGTTGAAGCGATGGGAGAGCCACAAGGCTGCAGACTATGCGGTCGGCGATGCCTGGGGCGGCGTGGTGGTGTATCCATGTTGGTCGCTGGTCGACCATCAGGACGGCCTGTCTGTGGAGCGTCCGGTGAACAACGGCAGGCCACGAGAGCGGAGGCGGGCATGGCGTATGAACCCTGGACAGGTGCAGATGGTCATGACGATCGTATGATTTTTCGTGTGAATTGTGGAAATGAGAAAATTCTCATTCGCATTTTCTACATCCTTGCGCAAATGAGAGTTGTTATCATTTGATTTCGCCAAGGTACTCCTGGCGGGGGTGGAGCATCCACGGGGCGCCTAACTCGCGGGAAAAGAGAGTTTTTTGACTTTTGATCCAGCATCACCACCACTGTAAATATTTAATATTCCAGAATAAAAAAAACGCCAGTGTCGAATCTGGCTTTTTTTTGTTCATCACTGGGGCGGGTAATGGATAGCGAGCTGAAAAGTTTGACGCTGAATACCAGCCAGCTTGCGGCGTTGTCCGGCGTACACCGCCAGACCGTCGCGGCGAGGTTGAAAAATGTCATCCCGTCAGGTGGTAATGACAGCAATCTGAAACTGTACGGCCTGACAAATGTACTGGCTGAGCTGATGAAAATGCCGGCTCCTATTGCTGAAGGTGAGATGGAGCCTCAGGACCGGAAAGCCTGGTATCAGTCGGAGCGTGAGCGCCTCAAATTTGAACAGGAGGTCGGAGAGCTTATTCCGGCATCGGATGTGGCTCGGGAGTTTGGCAGCATGGCGAAGGCCATGGTGCAGGTGCTTGAGACACTGCCGGATATTCTTGAGAGGGATTACGCCCTGACGCCTGATGCCGTCAATCGTGTGCAGGCCATCATTGATGACCTTCGTGATGAAATTGCGCGAAGAGTCACGAGTGACGACAAAGCAGAGGAGGATATTCCTGAGGAGGGATGATGTCGGTAGTGTCGACAGCCCACACGCTGAAAAAGGATACAGGGCAGTTAATTAAGGCTCCGCGCAGAATGCCTGTCGCGGATGCAGTGGCAAAATATATGCGCGTGCCAACGTCGGGCGGGAACTCGGTTCCATGGGATCCCCTTGTGGCTCCTTATGTTATTGAACCCATGAACTGCCTGGCTGCACGTGAATACGATGCGGTCGTTTTTGTGGGACCCGCGCGAACCGGTAAAACGAACGGGCTTATTGATGGCTGGATTGTCTATAACATCGTCTGCGATCCGTCGGATGTTTTGCTGGTGCAGATGACAAAAGATAAGGCCCAGGAACACTCCAAAAAACGCCTCGCCCGTACGTTTCGCTGCAGCCCGGAAGTAAAAAAATGCCTGAGTCCGCGGCATAACGACAATAACGTCCACGATAAATACTTTCTGTCCGGTGCGTTCCTGAAGATTGGCTGGCCGGCGGTCAGTGTTATGTCATCCTCAGATTTCAAATGTGTGGCACTGACCGATTACGATCGCTTCCCGGAAGATATTGACGGTGAGGGTGATGCCTTTTCTCTGGCTTCTAAGCGTACCACTACCTTTATGTCTTCGGGCATGACGTTGGTGGAAACTTCGCCAGGTCGGGATATAACGGACGTGAAGTGGCGGAGACAGACCGCGCATGAAGCGCCCCCCTGTACCGGGGCAATGTCTCTCTACAATCGCGGCGATCGCCGTCGCTGGTATTGGCCGTGTCCACACTGCGGGGAGTATTTTCAGCCAAACGGTGATTCTGTTGCGGGGTTTCGTGACATTACCGATCCGGTGATCGCCAGTGAATCTGCCTACATTGAGTGCCCTCACTGTGCCGGAAAGGTAACCCCGGACCAGAAGCGCGCGCTCAACAGCCGCGGTGTCTGGTTGCGCGATGGTGAAACCATCAGTAAGGATGGCGTGCGTGGCGGAGAACCCCGTCGTTCAAGAGTGGCTTCATTCTGGATGGAGGGTCCGGCTGCGGCTTATCAGAAGCTGGATCAGCTGGTCTACAAGCTGCTGACGGCAGAGCAGGACTATGAAACCACCGGCAGTGAAGAGACTCTGAAAACGGTAATTAACACCGACTGGGGGCAACCCTATCTGCCGCGTTCCTCGCTGGATCAGCGCCGTAGTGATGAACTTATGGCACGAGCGGAAGCGCTTGAGAAACGCTTTGTACCGCCTCAGGTACGCTTTCTGGTCGCGTCGGTCGATGTGCAGGGTGGTAAAAATCGCCGCTTTGTCGTGCAGATAGTGGGTTATGGCCAGCACGGTGAGCGCTGGCTGATTGACCGCTACAACATTCGAATGTCGCTTCGTTGCAATGAAGAGGGGGAAGCTCTACCCGTTGATCCCGGTGGTTTTATCGAGGACTGGGATTTGCTGATTTCCGATGTTCTTGAGAAAAAATACGCCCTGGCAAGCGATCCATCCCGCACCATGCCGGTGTTATCCATGGGAGTGGACAGCGGTGGGGAGGATGGCGTGACCGATAACGCCTATAAATTCTGGCGCCACTGCAAGCTCGACGGGATGGGCAAGCGCGTCTATCTGTTCAAGGGCGACAGTAATCGCCGAAACAAGCTCATCACCAAAACTATGCCGGACAATACCGAGCGCAGCGACCGTCGGGCCAACGCCATGGGGGAGGTTCCGCTGTACCTGCTGCAGACCGACCAGCTGAAGGATCGCATCCACAACGCCCTTCGCCGTGATACACACGGGCCGAACTATATCCACTTTCCCGACTGGCTGGGTGAGTGGTTCTACGACGAACTCACCTACGAAGAGCGCCAGCCTGACGGCAAGTGGAAAAAGCCCGGCAAAGGGGCCAATGAAGCCCTCGACCTGTTTTGTTATTGCCATGCGCTGGTGGTTCTTCGGGGCTATGAGCGAATCAAAGACTGGAGTAAGCCACCCGCCTGGGCGATGCCACAGGAAGTTAACCGGACGGTTGCAAGACCTGAGTCAGACACTTTAGTGCCGCAACCACCAACCGCAGAGAAACCGGCAAAAGTTGCTCCCCCCCCACTTATGAAAAAAGCCCGAACTTTTGGACGCTGATATGAACATTGCAGAGATAAAGCGCATTCGCGACAAAACGTTGAAAGCCTACGAAGACGCGCTGGAGGCGAAGTCCCTCGGCATGAATGGGCGCAACCTTACCCGTCAGGATCTGGACACGCTGAAAACGGAGTTTAACGACTGGGACAGGCGCTGGCGAAATGCCCGTTCCAAAGGGAAAAACAAGCCATATTCACTGGTTAACTTCACGGAGTACTGATGGGACTGTATCTGAAATTCCTGACCGCTGTGGCCCCACAGCGCGCCGTACGCCGGGTGCGGGCGCAGGAGCAAATCCGCGCCTATGAAGCGGCGCATACAACCCGGACGCACGCGGCGAAAAAAGAGAAGAATGGCGCCAACACCTCTGTCTTCATTGCCGGCGCATCTATCCGGGAGCAATCACGCTGGCTCGATGAAAACCACGATGTGGCGTCGGGAATACTCGACAAATTAGAGGAACGTGTTGTCGGCGCGCGAGGAATTCAGGTTGAGCCTCAGCCACTGACGTATGACGGGAAAGTGCACGAAGCTTTTGCTGCCGAACTTTCTGTGTTGTACGAGAAGTGGGCAGAATCACCGGAAGTAACCGGTATGTACAGCCTGGCAGAAGCCGAGCGACTGATGCTACGCAGCGCCATGCGGGACGGGGAGGTGTTTATGCAGATGGTGCTCGGTCCGGTGAAGGGCGTGGAGTACACCACGCAGGTGCAGTTTGCTTTTGAGATGCTCGAAGCTGACTTCGTGCCGCTGAATCTTACCGGTCTGGATAATGGCGCGGGCACAATCCAGGGCATCAATGTGAATGCCTGGGGCCGCCCGCTGGCGTATCACGTTTATCTCCATCATCCGCAGGGCGGACTGGGTAGCTTCCAGACCAAACTTATCCCTAAAGAGCGCATGTTGCACCTGGCGATGCGAAAGCGTTTGCACCAGCTGCGAGGCGTGTCGATGTTTGCCAGCGTCATTCAGCGGCTTTCCGATATTAAAGATTATGAAGATAGCGAGCGTATCACGGCAAGGATTGCCGCCTCTGTCGGATTTTGGATCAAGCGCGGTGACGGCTCCCTCTACGAAGGTGATGAGGGTACGAAAACCGATAAGCCGTACCGTTCTTATGATATGTCGGCCGGTCAGATTTATGACGAGCTGAACGCAGGTGAGTCTCTGGAAATGCTGGAATCCAACCGGCCGAACAGCAACATGATGGCGTTTCGCAATGGCCAGTTAAGAGCTGTTTCGTCAGGCACCCGCACCGGCTATTCCTCCATTTCGCGTGATTACAACGGTACTTACTCAGCCCAGCGGCAGGAGTTGGTGGAGAGCTTCGAAGGTTACGCAGTCCTGCAGGACTGGTTTGTGGCCCGCGTGGCCCGTCCACTTTACCGGCAGTGGCTGGCGATGGCGCTGCTCAGTGGTATCCGTATCCCGCCGGATGTTGATCCCGATTCGCTCTACAACGCGACCTATATGGCGCCTGTTATGCCATGGATTGACCCGGTAAAAGAAGGGGATGCCTGGCATGTACAGATCCGGGGTGGTGCAGCGACCGAATCCGAATGGATACGTGCCCGTGGCCTGAGCCCGCGCAACGTCAAGCTGCAGCGCATGCGAGAAATTGAATTTAACCGTGATAACGATCTGGTGTTTGACACCGATCCCGCAAACGATAAAGGAGCCGGTAATGAACCGACACAACAAAACGCTGCTGGCACCCGTCGCCAGCGCCCCGATCCAGGCGATGAATAATCGCTGGTACGAGATTCAAGCTGCAGCCAATGGGGCTGCCGGCGAAGTGCGTATCTACGACCAGATAGGTGGCTGGGGTATCTCTGCCCGCCAGTTCTTGCAGGACATTACCGATGCTGGCCTTTTCAGTGCTTCGCAGGTAGATGTCCGTATTCACTCGCCCGGTGGCAGCGTCCTCGATGGTTTTGCGATGTTTAACTCGCTCAAGCGCCTGAGCGGTACCGTGAACATCTATATCGATGGCGTGGCGGCCTCCATGGCATCGGTGATCGCTATGCTACCCGGGGCTACAGTCCATATCCCGTCCAACGCATTCATCATGATCCACAACCCTTGGGGAGGTGCGATGGGGGAGGCATCAGACCTGCGTGCCTACGCTGATCTGCTGGATAAAAACGGCGAAATCATGATTGACGCCTACACCACTAAAACAGGCCTCCCCCGTGAGGATGTCCTGTCCATGATGACCGCTGAGACCTGGATGACTGGCAAAGAAGCTGTCGCCAAAGGTTTTGCTGATGTGCTGCTGCCTGATATGCAGATGGCGGCATGCGTTAACGATAATGTAATTAAGGAGTTTTCTAATATGCCCAAGGCAGCCCAGCACTTTTTTGGCCCGAATGCCAGCGTAACACAACCACAGAAACCGCCTCAGCAACCTGTTGTACCGCCTATTGCTCAGCAGCCGCCAGCGCCTGTTGCAGATCCGGTTCCACAAAATCCGGCCCCGGTAGACATCGGTGCACTGGCGATACAGATGCAGCAGAAGATGCAGGCGAATGAAACCGATCGCCGTAATGCTGTTACTGCGGTGTTCAGTGCTTTTGCCAGTCACCCTGGTATTGCCGAACTACAGGCCACCTGTGTCGCCGATCAGTACTGTGATCCCGCCGCCGCACAGCAGAAATTGCTGGCAAAACTTGCAGAAGGCATTACGCCGGGGGCGGGTGGACATGTTCACATCTATGCCGGTAACGGTAATCTCGTGGGCGACTCGGTACGCAGTGTCATTATGGCGCGTGCGGGCCATGGCGAGCGTGAAAAGGATAACCAGTTTAATGGCATGAGCCTCAGCGAGCTGGCACGCGCCTCGCTGACACATCGCAACATTGGTGTGGCGGGAATGAGCCGCATGGATATTGTTGGGGCGGCCTTCACGCATTCTTCCAGCGATTTTGCCTACATCCTGATGGATGCAGCCAACAAATCAGCCCTTCAGGGCTGGGAGGCCTCGGAAGAGACCTTTGACAAGTGGACCCGAACTGGCGAGCTGTCTGACTTCAAAACCGGTAACCGTGTCGGTCTGGAAGCCTTCTCGAACCTTCGACAGGTTCGCCCGGGTGCAGAATATAAATATGCCACCCTCAGCGATACCGGGGCAGTCATTAAACTGGCTACTTACGGCGAACTGTTCAGCATCGACCGTCAGACCATCATCAACGATGATTTGTCCATGCTGACCCGTGTTCCTGCCGGGATGGGGCGTGCAGCTAAGGCGACGGTTGGCGATCTGGTTTACAGCATCCTGACGGATAACCAGCCGTTTAATGGAGAACCATTGTTCAGCGCCGATCGCAATAACTATGTGCAGGGCGAACTCAGTGTCGAAAACCTGGCATCTGCGCGTTCGCAAATGAAGCGTCAGAAATCCGGCGATCGCACCCTGAATATTACCCCGGCCTTCCTGCTGGTGCCGACGCTTCAGGAAGCTTACGCCGATCAGATCATCCACTCCACCTCGGTGCCGGGCCTTGAGGCTAACTCGGGTATCAAAAACCCGGTGTACAACATGGCGGAGATTATTGCGGAACCGCGTCTGGATGACGCTGATGAAGATTCCTGGTATCTGGCAGCCCGCAAAGGGGCGGACACCATTGAGGTGGCTTACCTGGATGGGAATGCTGCCCCTGTGCTGGAAAGTACCACTGGCTTTACCGTGGACGGCGTGGTGCTGAAAGTGCGTATTGATGCCGGTGTGGCTCCAATGGACTGGCGCGGCCTGTTGAAATCTACCGGTGCCTCTTCCTGATCGTCAGATAACGATTTCTTCCTTTATATGGCACCTGCGGGTGCCGCTTTTATTTGAGAGGCTGTTATGGCTAAGAATTATGTAGAAGACGGCAAGACCATGGACTGGACCAACAATACTGGCTCGGATGTGCTCTCTGGCGATCCGGTTACTATCGGTGCACTGACGGGCGTAGCACATGGAGACATTGCCGACGGCGAAGATGGTGTGCTGCACATGACGGGCGTATGGGAAATGCTGAAAGACCCCTCTGAAACCTGGACTGCGGGCCAGACGCTGTATCTTGATCCTGACAGCGGCAATGTCACCGCTGCTGAGGGGGATGTGCTGGCGGGTACCGCCTGGGCAGATGTGGACGTTGGCTCCGAAGACGCACCGGTACGCCTCGGGTACTGATGAGTGACTTCAATTCGCTGATGGCAGCGGCGGATGATGTCCTGATTTCTACGTTTAATGTCAACGGCAGTGTGACGCTCTGGCCGGGAGACTCCCGGTCATGGGTTATCGAAGGGGTATTTGATAACCCGGCACTGCTCACTGGCATTCCTGACGGCGGGAAGATTCAGGGCAGTGATCCGTCATTTACGGCGCATGACCGGGATATTGAAGGGCTGAAAAAGAAAGATGCGGTCAGTATTTCCGGTAAGACGTGGTATGTAAAATCGCTGCAGCCGGATGGCTCCGGTGTGACGCAGGTATTCGTCTCCCTGTACCAAAAGTCCGATCAAGACCGTGCAGGTAATCGCTTATGAGTGGATTTTATATCGACATCAGTGCGCTGCAGTCTTTGCGGCACGCCCTTGGTGCAACGGAATCCCAAATGACGGCGGCATTCAATAAGGCGCTCCGCCAGACCGTCAATGCTGTTTATAAAGAGTCGGTCACCCTCATGCTGCATACCACAGGGGCGAAAAATCGCAAGGTGGTGCAGGGACGAATGCGTCGTGCAGTGAAGGTCGTCGGTTCATCAGGCCAGGCTCCGGGTGGGGGACGGATCTGGTTTGGTCTGGACGATATGCCTGTCAGCACTCTGCGCGGAAAAATGAAAAGCAAACGAGGGATTCGGCCTCAGGACCGAAAGCGAGATGTTCTGGGGCGATTCCTGCCTGCGCGAGGTGGGCATAATGCTACTTTTACGCCGGCTTCGCCGGAACTGCAGGTGGAGACGTTCAATAATTCTTTCCTTGGTGTGGTGAAAGGCAGGCGCAGCATCTGGGTGAGAACTACACGCGGGCATGTTCACGAAGCGAAAATAGCGATTTACAGGTCGATGACGCGTGAAATCGGGGAGAGTCTGTCTGACAAAGCGAATGCGATGCTGATGGATTTTTTTGAGAAAGACCTTGCCGGACGTATTCGGGGCAACGTCCACCTGAATAGCAAAGGAAAAAGAATATGAATGGCCTGCTCTGGCTTGATGACTATCAGAATTCCGTTCTTGCTGAACTGAAAAAAATCCCCTGGGCGGCGACTATCGGGCTTTATCCCGATATGGCACAGGATGATTTTCCGACACCCGCCGTGCTGTTTGACGTAGCCCGATGGGAACGTGCGGACATACCGCTGGGTGGCAATGTCACCCTGAGCCTGACCTGCAATATCTATATCCTGCGCCACTTTATGGCGGGCGAAGATGAGGATGAAGACGAGGTGGGCAGCGCTGAAACACGGGTGCGCAATGCCAGTCTGAAAATGTCAGACTGGGTGGAAGGCCGACAGTTCGGCCCCGGTACTGCCCCGGCATGGTTTGATTCAGCAGAGCCGATGGCCTGGGATATGGGTGACGGCGGATCGCCTTATGCCATCTGGTCTGTTTCCTTTACTCAGGAGATAGCTGTGGGCGTGGATCCGGTTGATGATTCAGCTGCAACGCCACTCAAAGAGTTCTGGCTCGGTATTTTTCCAGAAATCGGCAAAGCACATGAGGATAAATATGTCCTCCTGGCAGAAAGCCAGCCTGAGGAGGACGGATGAATACCTATCGTGGCTGCACGCTATTCGTTAACAACTTTCAGCTGCCTGACAGTGTGGAGTATACCCCGCCGGAAATCACTCTCGATATCGCGCAGTACAAAAACGGAGCCATGGATACACCGGTACCGATGGAGCGCGGCATGCAGGCGCTGACGGCCCGCTACAAAATCGGTGGCATGGATCCGACAGCATTTCTGTTACTTGGGCTGGTACCAGGCTATCGGGCGCGCCTCACCGTGCATCGCTTATTTCGCTGGCGCGAACGTCCGGTATTGCTGCATGACGAAATGGAAGGGTTTGTCAGCGCTATCCGGCCTGATGGTCACAGCCATGATAAGACGAGCGTCGGGCAGGAGATGACGCTGTCAGTCAGTTATTACCGGGTCTCTGTTGATGGTGTACAACCTTTGCTGGAAGTGATCCCGGCGATGGGCATTCGCCGCCAGTTTGGCGTTGATCCACAGCGTCTCTCTACTCGTATGACGGAGCTTCTGCAATGAATCTCGATATTCTCTCGGTGCTGGAAGCGGGCTCGCGGGTCGAAAATGTCACAACGCAGCTCCCCCCGTTACTGATGTGGGGTGACTTCGTTTTCCAGCTTTCGACACTGGCGTTCAACAAACTCCAGCTCTCCGAAAGCTGGAACTGGGCATCGCAGTCGCGTACGGGAAAGATGGATCTGCTGCAATACACCGGACAGAAATCGCCCACGCTGAAGTTTGACTGCGAGTTGTATACCGACTTTGTCAACATTGCGGGGCTGGATGATCTGTTACCGGGTGAGTGGGCTGATGCTGCGTCTGATCCGGTGGAGTGGTTGTGCAGGCAGGCCCGCATGCGCACTCCGATGATGCTGGTCACGGGTTACGGTCGGGTGATGGGTTTCTGGGTCATGGTGCAGATTGATCAGGCGGTCGATGCCTTTCGCGGTGCCGGTGCGTTTCGCCACCAGGTCGTGACGCTCTCGATGCAGTATTACGGCCCGGCCCTGAAAGGAACAGATGCTGATCCCGCCGAGGTGCAGAAGGCGAGTCTCGCGGGGACGCAGGAGGGCGTGAGTGCGTTTCTTGCTGTCCGGCAAGGAGGGATTTATGTCTAATTATGCGCTGGCAGATTTGTCACAGCGCGTGGCAAGAATGATGCGCTTTGGTAATGTCACCGATGTGCAGACCCGCCCCCCTCGCTGCCGGGTGACATTCGGTACCGATCCGATAACCGGAGAAGTGCACGAAACAGGCTGGCTACGTCTGGCCGGTTCCGCTGACAACAATCTTTCTGTCTGGTCGTTGCCCGCGACGGGGGCATCAGTGCTGGTGCTGAGTCCTGGCGGAGAGGTCAATGGCGGTCTGGTTTTCCCTGCTGGTTTTACTGATGACCGTACACCTCCCTCAGACAAGACCGGCGAATATGTGATCAGCTTTGGGAATGGCGCGGCAGTGGCGTACAGCATGGACAGTAATGTCATGGATGTGAGCCTGCCAGAAGGCGGTCGGGTCAGGATAAAAGCGAATGTTGATATCGACGGGACGCTGACCGCCACGGAAGTGAACGACAAAACTGGCTCTATGCAGGCGATGCGTGAAGTCCATAACGAACACACGCACAACGAACACGGCGACGGCGGGGGTATAACCGACCCGCCGAACCAGAAGATGCAGTCCACTGCGGATCCTGAACAATCAGATGAACCCGACAAACCCGGCTCCTGAGCCGGGTTTTTTAATGGAGAAACGCCATGCAGGGCATGAGTCGTGATGACGGTAAACCGCTCTCCGGGACCGACCATATCCGCCAGTCCGTTGAAGATATTCTGACCACGCCCATTGGTACGCGCGTTATGCGACCGGGTTATGGCAGCAGCCTGCATAAACTGGTTGACCATCCGGAAAGCGGTGTCACCTCCGTGCGGGTGGTCATGGCGACGGCGCTGGCTCTTTCGCGCTGGGAGCCACGTATCACCGTCGACAGTATTGAGGTGGTGAAGGCTGGCGCGGGCGCGCTCATCCTCTCCCTTCGCGCCACCGATATTGAACATCAGCGCGCTATTTTTCTGGAGAATATTAGCCTGTGAATACCATCGATATCAGTTCACTTCCCCCGCCGCAGGTGGTGGAGATGCCTGAGTTTCAGGCCCTGTTGCAGGAGCGTGTTGCTGAACTACAGGCCATCGACCCGGACTTTGATGCGCTGCTGGAAAGTGACCCGGCCATCAAATTGCTCGAAATTCTGGTTTATCGTGAGATGGTGAACGTTGCCCGTTTTAACTCAGGCGTACGGGCCACATTGCTGGCTTATGCCAAAGGTGCAGACCTTGACCAAATCGGGAATAACTTCGATGTTCCCCGGCAGGTGGTGACACCGGCAGATAATACGACTATCCCGCCGACAGACGCGGTGATGGAAGATGACGACCGTTACCGGCATCGTATTCGCCTGTCGTGGTATGCCCGTAATACGGCAGGCTCCCTGCAGGCGTATGAGTATTTTGCGCTGTCAGCCGACCCGACCGTTCTCGATGCCCGGCCTTACGGTCCGCAGGAATGGCCGGAGCAAGTGGCACCCGGTGAAGTGCATTTGTATGTCCTCAGCACTGAGGGCGACGGCACGCCGGATGAGGCGCTTCTGCAGAAGGTGTATGACACGCTCAGCCCGGATGATGTCATTCCCCTGACGGACTACCTGACCGTGCTGGCGCCTGGTGTCGTCAATTATGACGTGGTGGCGACGCTGTATATCGCGGATGGCCCGGATGCGGATACCGTGGTTGCGGCCTCCACAAAAGCCATGCAGCGCTACGCCGATAATGTGCATGCCATTGGTCAGATGGTTTCCCTTTCCGGGGTGTATCACGCGCTGAAGCAACCGGGAGTGGATGATGTGGAACTGCAAACACCTGCGGCGAACATTGACATTGCTAAAGACGAGGTATCGTACTGCACCGGCATCACTCTGACCGTCGTAAGGAGCTCTGATGGCATACCCAACACTCCTTCCTCTTAATTCCACTGCCGGAGAGCGTGCGCTGGAGCAGGTGATGGGGCATATCAGTGATGAGCCCATCGATATTCGCACCGTGAAAAACTTCGACGACTGCCCGGTGGAGGTGATCCCGGCGCTCGCCTGGGAGTACGGGGTCACGTACTGGGAAGAGGGCTGGACGGAGGACCAGAAACGCAGCGCGCTGAAAAGTGCGGCAGCCGTCAATAAATTGCGTGGCACGCCCGGGGCAGTCAAACGTGCCCTGGCAGCCGTGGGGCGCGATATTCAGCTTGTCTCCTGGCACCAGGACACACCAAAGGCACAGCCCTATACCTTTCGCATCATCATCAGTGGTGAGAGTGTCACCCCGGAAGAGATGCAAAAAACCTACAGACAGGCCATTGATGCCAAAAATGGGCGCAGCTGGTTGTCGGTCATCCACATTGACGGACCGGTGGTCAGCGGGACGGTGTTCTGCGGCGGTACCACCATGACTGTCCAGCGGAGCAGGCTTAAAGCAAGGAGACGAGATGTCTGAGTATTACATGATTGTTACCGATGCCGGTGCAGCACTGGAGACGGCCGCAAAGGCGGGTGGTACCACTGTGCAGCTGGCACAGTTTGCTGCAGGGGATGGTGGAGGGGCACCTATCACTCCCGACCCGACAGCAACCGCGCTGGCTAATGAAGTGTACCGGGGGGATATCAGTTCGCTACTTGTGAATACCGACGATCCGGCAGTACTCGATGCGCAGTGCGTCATCCCACCTGACAGTGGTGGGTATACCGTCCGGGAAATCGGCCTGTACACCGACGATGGCACGCTGTATGCCATCGGGAACTACATCGAGCAGGAAAAGCCTGATCCGGCAGACGGTCTGACCATCGAGATGGATATTAAGGTGGAAATTGCGGTATCCGACATCAGCACGGTGACGCTGGTGTATTCCGGGCAGTCGTTTCTGACGCCCGATCAGGCCGATGCGCTGTATCTGCGCCAGGACAAACAGCTCGCTGAAATAGCAGCGCAGGGCGAAGAGGGGCAACAGGCGGCGCGGGACAACATCGGAGCGGTGGCAAAAGATACGACCGTCAATGGCCATGCACTGAGCACAGATGTCGTGGTGACCTCGCAGGACATTTTCGGTACTGCGACAAGCATTAATGACGCGGCAGACCTCAACACGTTTACTACGCCTGGCATTTACTATCAGACGGCAAACGCCAGCGCAGCGGGAGGAACTAATTACCCCGAGCCAAACGCCGGGAGTCTGCGCGTATATAAAGCCACGGGGGATGGCGTGGTGCAGGAATACAGCATCTACAATAATTCGCGCGTGTACCGACGAGGTCTGTATGCAGATGAATGGTCGTCCTGGGCTCAGGGGTATGACACACAGAATCCGCCGCCCACACCAGACCTGTCCTCTTATGAAACCATCGACGATGCCAATGCGAAGTTTGTCCAGGGTGTGCAGTTGGGGGCTGAGTCGTCAATGGCAGCCAGCGGCGGTTCCGGTGATTCTCAAACTGCAAAAGTCCCGGCAGGCAATGCGGTGACCGGGACGCACTCAAACTACAACGACAGCAACTGGGAGCTGGATACCCTTTATTTTAAGCCGATTCAGGAGGACGTGAATGGCACGTGGAAAACAATTGAAGGCTGAGACGTTGAGGAATATCAAAAACTTTACGGTTTACGAACCCGGCCCGGAACAGCGAGCAGCTGACCTTGCAACAACAGGCAAGCGCTACCGCTACCTGGTCTCAGAGGATGGTCTGGACTGGTATGACTGCCAGCAGCTCTTCAATGACCAGACGGTGAAGGTGATGTACGACGCAAATAATGTGGTTCGTGCGGTAGTTGCAGAGCCGGTTCCGCAACGCGGTAATGTGTATGCCGTGTCGATGCTCTGGCCTTTGAATATGAGCGTGGCAGAAGTTGCAGGTCCATTGCCGGAAGGCTTCGAACTGAACACTGGCACCTGGTTGTTCGATGGTGAGCGGGTTTATCAGGATGCAGCCCTTTTGGCGGCCTACATCCTGAACCGCAACAAAAAGGTACTTTCAGCCCGCCTGTCAAAAGCCGCAGGCTTTGCGTTTGCCATTCAGTCCAGTGTCGCTATTGGCAATCCTCGTGATGGTGATAGTGACAACCTGCTGGCGCTGCAACAGTACGCCGATGCACTGCGCGATGTTGACCTTGCGACTGCTGACCCAGCCTGGCCTGAAATCCCTTCCTTTATGCAGTAACCGGAGTATCCATGCATTGCAAATACCAGCATCCGCAGTCGCGGAGCTTTTCCCGTCCCGCTTTTCTGACGCGGGTCAACGCCACCCTGTTCAGTGGTAAAATGAGTGAGAGCCAGAAAGAGGGCGTGAACCGCTACCTCAACGCCTGGCTGATTTATAACAGCGTGCTGGGTAAAAACATTCCGGTGAGCTGGCTCGCTTACATTCTTGCCACGGTCTACCACGAAACGGCCGCTACCATGCAGCCGATTGCTGAATACGGTCACGGTGCCGGGTATGCCTATGGTGAACCTGACCCGGAAACCGGGCAGGTCTATTACGGGCGGGGCGATGTTGAGCTGACCTGGAAAGATAACTACCTGAAAGCGCAAGGATGCGTGGTCAACTTCAATACCATGAAGTGCGACCTCGATATGGTGAATAATTCCGACCTTGCGCTGGTTCCGTGGGTTGCTGCTCAGGTAACCCTCAATGGCATGTCGCAGGGCTGGTTCACGGGGAAATCCCTCGGGGACTACCTGACGCCCACATCAACGGATTACGTTAACGCCCGCCGTATTATCAACGGTACCGATAAAGCCCAGACTATCGCCGCTTATGCGCAGGACTTTGAGGCTGCGCTGCGTCTGGCGCTGGGCGAAGGCATTGTGCGCAGTCTGGTGCAGATGGGAAGCAAGGGAGACGATGTGCGTGAAGTGCAGCTGATGCTGGCGCTCAGCCCGGATGGCACTGCCGGGAATGATACGGTCAACGCGATCATGACATTCCAGGCAAAGAGTCTGCTGCAGGTTGACGGCATGTGCGGGAATGACACCTGGGCCGCGCTCGACCGGGAGGATTACAGCTTATGAAAATTATCGCATTAATCCCGGTAGCGCTCCTGCTGAGTGCCTGTTCCGCCACGATGGTCAGCTATTCATCCGGTGCCGGACAGAGCACTTGCCCGCCCGTGGTCAGTGTCCACAGTATCGGCGGCAGTGTGACTGTCACAGATGGTACGGAGTGCAGGGCGGTGAAAAAATGAAAAAGCCCCTGCGTTACCTCGCCATGACGGTGCTGGCCCTGATGCTGGGTGGTTGCTCTCTCATCGCGACGTACTACCGCCACGATGAATCGAAGGGCAACGTGCAGTGCAGCAACGACAAGGCACTCAAGCACGACAGCGTCTGCAACGCCACGACGAAATAGCCCACCACTTCACCTTTCACCTGAACCCGCCATGTGCGGGTTTTTTATTATCCGGAGACTTATATGGAAAACCATGGCGTAACCACGCTTGAGGATGACAGCGCCCCGAAACAGACCACCACGGTCAATATGTCGGTGATTGGTCTGGTCGGCACTGCGCCGCTGGCTGAGTCCGGTACAGCGGCAAGCCTGACCACCGGTTCAGCATTGCTGGGTAACCAGATTGTATTCACGGCGACCGATACCGGTGAAGACGGCAACCAGCTGCAGGTACGTGCGCTGCCCGGCGAAGCCGACTCTTCCGGTGGGGCTGAGACCCATGTGGTATTCACCGATGGGCTGCTGACCGTTGTTCTCGGCACTGATCTGGACGGCAGCGTCATCACCACTGCTGCAGAGGTCGTCGCCGCCGTGGCAGAACTGGATCCCGCCGACGGCATGGGTATCACTGCTGCGCTGCCTGACGACACCGACGGCAGCGGCGTGATGCTGCCCTTTACCAAAACAAATCTCAGTGGTGGCGAGAATGAGCCGTTTCCACTGTTTACGCCCGCGCTTATCAGCGGCAGTCGCACCCAGGCGAGAAAGCTTGGTCTCGCCGGTACACTGTACGGCGATATGTACGACATCCTGAACCAGACCGGGGCGCTGGTGATGGTGGTACGCGTGCCGGAAATCCCGCTGGCGGATGACCTGCAGCGTGCAGCCATCATCCGGGGTATTGAGGCCCTGCAGCTGGGTCAGTCCACGCTCAACTACAACCCGCGCATCCTGGTAGCGCCGGAGTGGAGCACCGATGACGGCGTGGGCAAAGCACTGGAAAGCATGGCAGAAAAGTGCCGGGCGGTGACGTACCTCGATTCGCCGTCGATGGCGACGCCGCAGGATGTGGTGCGCCGTGAACAGCAATACGGTGCCCGCGTGGAATTGTTGCGCCCGCGCATTATGGTGGTGAGCGATATCACCGGCAAAACCCACAGCCGCCCGTATTCAGCCGCCGCTGCCGGTCACCGGGTGCGCATCGATACCACCAAAGGTATCCAGTGGTCCAAATCCAATCAGACGGTGTACGGCTTTACCGGTCTGGAGCAGGTCGACAGCTATCTCATTAACGATCCGACCTGTACCGCCAACCAGCTCAACCAGGCGAACGTCAGTACCATTATTCAGATGGACGGCTATAAGCACTGGGGCAACCGCCTGTGTACGGACGATCCGCAATGGCGCTATGAGTGTGTGCGCCGCACGGTGGATTCGATTGAAGACTCCATTCAATTGATGGTGACCAAAGAGTATATCGATGCCCCGAACAGCAACTCGATGCGCACCGCCATGCTGGGCTCTATCAACAGCTACATTCGCCAGCAGACGGCGGCGGGCATTATCGCGGGCGGTAGCGCCTGGCTGGATGATGAGCTGAACACCGATGAGTCGCTTGCAGCGGGCATCGTCTACATCGATATCGCCATCACACCTATTTCGCCGATGGAGCAGGTCATCCTCCGCTATTCCGTTAATAAAACTACTGGTCAGGTCTCGCTGGCACAGGCCGCTTAAGGAGAGGGCATGAATACGCAACTGGTGTACTCAAAAGGTTATCTGTACGTGCAGAACAACATCCGCGTGGCGGGTCTGCGCTCGTTCACGCCGCCGGCGCTGGTCAACACCGTTGGCGCCGTCCGTGCGACCTGGATGGACGCACCCGTGTCGGTCGATACCGGGATGGAAGCCATGCAGTGCGACATCAAGGTGGCCGCCGATATGGACATCCTCAGTCTGTTCGGCTTTGTGAAAGGCCGTACAGTGCGGGCACAAATTCGCCGTACCTTCAAGAACATCACCACCAACGAGCTCTCCGAGTGGGTCGACGAGGTGGAGGGCCTTATCAGCAACATGGCCCCGGACGAACACGGGGCTGATGGCCAGGAGTCGGTGACCTACGGCATCACCATGAACGTCAATTACTACAAGATGACGGTAGACGGCAAGGTGTACTACGAAATAGACCCGCTGAACATGAAGCGCGTTATCAGCGGCGTGGACACCCTGGCCGACGAACGGCGCATGCTGGGCATGGAGTAATCCCGCCACCACACACTTTTTTCACCCATGGCGCCACTGCGGCGCCATTTTTTATTTCCATGGAGAAACACATGAACTATCCGGCCAATACCAAGGTTATCCTTCTTTCCCGCCCATGTGTAATGGGGGGCGCAGAAGTCACACAGGTTGAGATGCGAGAACCCACCGTACGTGACAGGATCCTGTTTGAAAAGCAGCAGGGCAGCAATCTGGAGAAGGAAATGAGCATTGTCGCAATGCTCTGCAACGTCGAAAAAAACGAGTTGCTACATCTGCCGGGCTGGGACTACAGCCAACTGGTGGAGACCATGAACGATTTTTTGCTGCTCCCGCCGGCAGAGCGGGAAGCGAAATGGAAGGAAAAGGCCGGGGCGTCTTCGAGCGGCACTTCCTGAATAACCAGCCCGGCATCCGTTCGTGGTGCCATTTGACCTTCAGCGAACAGCTGGACCTCCCGGTGAGTGTCTGGCGGTTTTATTTCCGGCGCGCAATGGCGCTCAGCGAGCAGGTAAAAGAAGCCCATGGCAAGCAAGTCCCAAAAGTTTAATGCCTCGGTAAATTTTGGGGCAGAAATCGATCCGTCCATGACCCGCACCATGAATCGCCTCGGCGCGGGAATTAATCACCTCACGGCAGAAACGGAGAAGCTAGGCAAAACCCAGACGGCCTGGCAGCGTGAGCTGAAATCGGGTTCCTCCAGTACACTTTCCCAGATAAAGAAAGTCGAGCAGGCGACGCAGGCACTCATCAGCAAGCAAGCGTCACTGGAAAAGGGGATCCGCGACGGCATCAAAAACAATAAGGCCGGTACCAGTTTTCTCGTAGAGGAATACGAAAAGGTTGGCGTAATGATTGGCCGCGCCCGTAAAGAGCTGGATGCGCTGAATAAGGCGCAGAAGCGGGAGGACAGGCGCAAAAAAAACTGGGATGCGCTAACCTCCCCAACAAAGAATGCGTGGGCGAGGGCAAAAAGCGCGCCGGGTAATATGCTGACGTCTGGACTATCCATGGTGGGAGGGCTGCCGTTTGCTGCGGCCCGTGCAGCCATTACTGCACCAATTGCTATTGCAAAGGCGGGGCTTGGCGCAGGTGTGGGGCTGATAGGTGGGGTTATAGGGCTGAACCACAAAACCGCAGAAGAGTACCGTCAGTCCCAGCAGTACGGCATGTCGTTCCGTCACTACAAAGCTGGTAGCATCCTGGCTGAACAGGCCGGACTGAATGGTGAAAACTTTGGTGATCTGTCGGAAGAACTCAGCAATAAACTGGGTGATCAGGGTAACGATAAAACCGTTAATCCGATGCTGTGGCAGCTTGGAATAGCCGGAAAATCCTCGCTGAAGGGCACCAAACAGCAGCAGTATGATCAAGTGATGCAGGCGATCACTTCTCATATCGGGAAAGGGCCGGGCAAGTTCAGCGTGACACAAGCATCGTCGCTGGCTGACCAACTGATGGGGGGGGAGGCCAATAAGCTGGTGACCTACATCGCCAGCACCGGCAAGTCCTACGAAGAGGTGATGAAAAATGCCGATCAGCTGAATAACATCTCAGAAGATGAAGCCAGGGCGGCAGTTGAGTCAAGCCAGGTAATCAGCAACCTCTGGACTTCTGGCGAAACGGCATTGCAGGGGATGGCGGGTGAGCTGGGCAAGGCGTTCCAGCCTCAGATGGAAGCCTGGGAGCAACAGGCTACAGCCTGGATCAGCAATAACAAAAAGTTGGTTGTTAATGATATCACGGCCTGGGTGGACGGTGGTGGGCCTGAGCGGGTTGTTCACGGGCTGGAAACGCTTGGTCGTGCCGTTGCGCAGGTGGTGAAGTGGATAGATGAAATCCTCCCCGATAGTCGGGATCCTGCTGAAATGGATACAGCAGCCAAAGCTCGCAGCCGTGGGATGGCTTTAGCTGATGAAGAAGCATCAAAAAGGGGAATTGGCTGGTTTGATAGTGACAGGTGGAGTCTGGAATCACAGGGGGCTGATGAAGCCGAACAGGCATGGAAAGACGCGCACAGCCGGGCAAATGTGCCTGATTACGTCACATTCGACCCGGCATCGCTGGGCGGCCCCATTCCGGCACTGCCAACTCAGGCTAATCAGCAGACCAGTCATCAGATCAATCAGGTGAAAATTACAGTAAATGCTGCACCCGGCCAGTCACCCGAGGAGCTGGGGCAGGGGATCTATCAGAAATTTACCGACTCACTTCCCGGCGTACCGGATTTTGCTGGCGCAAACACGTTCGATGCGCCGTCGCTTTAAAAAAGGTACATATTTAGATGTGCCTATTTTATGTTATTGATTGTGTAGCTGGAATGAAAAATCATCGCCAAGGCTATCGTAGGTGTACATATAATCTATTCCGTTATGAGTGAGGGTATTGTGCTCTACTGGTGTTTTCATTCCTGCGCGCATGGCTTTTCTTGCTGATATAAGGGTGTAATAGTCTTCACCATGTTTTTTTTGGAGCGATCTATCTGCTGCATAAATTATTGCATACTTCGTTTGCATAACATCATCGCTTTCCGCTATATCAGTCGAATGGGAGAAGTATACATCAGTTACTTTTTTACTTTTTTCATCAGCGCGAAAACTAACAGATGAGCCATTAGGTAAATCAAAAGAATAACCAGTCCCCCCACTGCTCTCATCGGCCACAACGTTGATTGGGCAGAGGTTAGACTCTGTGTTTATGTCTGGAGAGCTTAGATATTCGCAAAATCCAGAAATAAATTTATCCTTTGTCACGTTAATGCCTTTGGCGAAGACCAAAGCCGGCGTTGATAGTGCTAGCAGTAACAAATATTTATATTTCATTCAAACCTCGGAACGGATTAAAAAATGCAATATACAACCAAAGACGGTGACCGCTTAGACAAAATATGCGCTCGCCATTATGGCTCTGTTCATAACACCGTTGAACAGGTGCTTTACGATCCTGCCAATGACGATCTGACCACTTTCGATGTTTTCCCTGCTGGTGTGACCATCACGCTACCTGAAATTAAACCCGCAGAGAAAGAAGATGACGTCGTACTCTGGAAATAACTATGCCTCATATTGATACTGGTATTCAGTCATGGGAGCCAAATTTTTCGCTATCTGTAGAAGATGAGAATATTACAGATACTGTTCGCGAAAATCTGGTTGATCTGACTCTAAAAGACTTTGGTGCGGGCTCGAAAAAGAGCGATGAAATAACCTTCACCGTGGTTTCACCTGACATGCAATTGCCTGCAAAAGGCGTAAAACTCACGGTAGCTATTGGCTTTGGTGGGACGCTTGTCGGGAAGGGGACGTATGTCGTCGATGCGCGTAAATCCAATGGCGGAAGCAGGAAAGCTCGCGTGCTGCAAATTGTGGCCAGAGCTGTCTCCAAAACCAATGAGCGCGGACATAGCACATTGCAGTCACAGAAATTTCGTTCTTTTGATGAGGGTATCACTCTTGGTGAGCTGGTCAGCACGGTGGCTGCTGAGCATGACCTAATCCCAGCAGTGGACTCGACGCTGGTCAATATCCCGCTCGATCACGTCGATCAGCTCTCTGAGAGTGACATGAACCTGCTGACCCGAATGGCTGAGCGCTACGGTGGCGTCAGCAAAATTACCCATGACCACTGGGTTATAACTCCTCGTGACTCGACTACCAACATTTATGGCAAGCCCCTTCCTGTCCGCACTATTACTCCGGACATGTGTTCTGACTGGAGTTATCACGACAACAGCGATCACCCTGATTGCGGCAAGAAAGGTAGCGGAACCTATATTGTGTATTATCACGACACAGCCGATGGGGGAAAGGTAAAACATTTCAATGTTGGCAGTGGCGAGCCTGTAATGCAACTCAGTGTGCCATTCCCAAGTCTGGCGGAAGCGCAAAAGGTCGGCGTCGGTGGGGCAAAGCATGCGCAGAAAAAACTCCGTGGATTCAGCCTGACGCTACCAGCCACACCCGAACTGATGGGCATGACCGCTGAAGGGCAGCTAACGCTGACCGGGTTCGGGAAAGTAGAAGATGGCAGATGGAAAATCAGCATGGTGAGTTTTCGTCTCAACAGCCAGGGGCTGAACATTAATCTGGAGCTCGAATAATGGCGACAATTTCAGGGATTTTTAACGATCCGTTTGGCGTGCCGATGGCAGGCGTGTTGATTGAGCTTGCGGCCCGCAAAACCACGACAGTGAGCATCACCGGCACCAATGCTGCCGCTGTGACAGCCGATGATGGCAGCTACTCCATGCCGGTTCTGCCGGGTGTCTATGCTGTCAGTGCGAAAATAGGCTACACCCCGGATTATCTGGGTGTCATTCAGGTGTATGCCGACAGCCCGGACGGGACGCTCAATCAGTATCTGGCGGAGTTCAACCCCGATGATGTGACGCCGGAAGTCCTGCGGGAGATGCAGCTTATTTTGATGGAGGCGAGACTGGCCGCCGAAAGCGCGTGGCTTGCCGCGGAGACAGCGAAACAGTTTGCGCTTATCCCTCGAGGGATGTTTGATCCTGATGTGGCCTACCAGCGTCATGACCTGGTTGAATTTGACGGCAGTGAATATCTGGCTACAGCGGATGTTGCCGGCATCGCGCCACCTGAATCCCCGTGGCAGTTGTTTGTGGCTGCGGGTGCTGATGGTGAAACAGGCGAACAGGGTCCACAGGGGCCGGTGGGAGAACCCGGTCCGGCTGGCCCGGCAGGTAATGATGGTGAGCAAGGGCCACAGGGAGAATCGGGAGAAAAAGGTGATACCGGAGAGGTCGGGCCACGGGGTGAGCCTGGACCTGCGGGCCCGCAAGGTGAGAAAGGCGATACCGGTGACACCGGCCCGGCAGGTGCTGATGGCAAGCAGGGGGTTCAGGGGGACGCTGGGCCACAGGGCCCGAAAGGTGAAGATGGTGCGCCAGGCGAAACAGGCCCCGCCGGGCCACAAGGGGATGCGGGTCCGGAAGGTCCGCAGGGTGCCCGTGGTGCTGATGGCGAATCGGCTTATCAAATCTGGCTTGATGCCGGAAACACGGGCACCGAAGACGACTTTCTTGACAGCCTGAAGGGGGAGTCGGGGCCAAAGGGTGACAAAGGCGATACGGGTGCGGCTGGTGAGCAGGGGCCACAAGGTGAGAAGGGCGACGTCGGGGCAACCGGCCCCGCTGGCGCTCAGGGTGCTGAGGGGGAGGCAGGCCCCACTAACACTTTGACCATCGGAACCGTCATCACCGGAGAGCCAGACGACCCCGCAGCCGCTGAAATCACCGGGGATGCTCCCGACCAGATACTTAACCTGACAATACCGAAAGGGCAACCAGGTGAAGGCGCGGCGGGTTTTCCAGAAAATTACAATACCATCGAAATACTGGGCTCAACGGCAATATCCCTGGCGCCTGAGTTTTCCGGAGAACTGTCAAAAACCTATCATATCAGCCAGAGTGTCGAGGTCGATTTGGCGTCTTTCGGTTCAACAGCTTCTGGCGGTAATCCAAATGCGGTGCTCAGATTGATTATTCATGGACACACACCAGATCCGGTAATCACATTTAAAAACGGTGGTTATTACTACACCCCGGAAGGAAAACACGCATCTGTAGCGCCAGTTGTAGACACCTCGCTTGCACCTACAAATCAAGAGTTGACTGTTATCGAATTGCGGTACATACCAACGACTAACACCCAGGGGTATGCTATTTCGGTAATGCAGGCGTTTCCGAATGGTGTAACAGGAGCATGGATTACCTGA